AAGTTACTGGAATTAAAAGAGTAGTTGATACAATTTCAAAAAGTACCGGAAAACCTTGTGGCTGTGATAAGCGTAAGAAAGCTCTTAATAAACTCTGGAATTATGACGGCAGTTTATCAGAAGATGACTTTGAATACTTAGAAAACTTTTTTAAAAATTATAATGGCAAGAGTTTAAAGAATGAACAAGAGCGTAATATGTTATTGGAAATAAGCAACAGAGTTTTTAATAAGTCGGAGAAACCAACTAGTTGCTCTTCATGTTTAAACTCATTAGTTGAAAACCTTAGAAACGAATTTAATAAATACCAATGAAACGATTAGAAAAATTATATAAATTAAAGAAGCACCCCACAAATCCTAGAATTATCAAAGACTTTAAGTTTAATAAACTCGTAGAATCAATAAAAGATTTTCCAGAGATGATGGAACAAAGACCATTAATAGTAAATAGCAACTTAGAAGTCTTAGGGGGCAATATGAGATTAAGTGCAGCTAATGAAGCTGGATTAAAAGAAATATGGGTTGACGAAGTAGACTGGTCTGAAGATAAACAAAAGGAGTTTATGATAAAAGATAACAACTCTTTTGGAGAATGGGATTGGGATATATTGGCTAATGAATGGGACAAAGAAGAGTTGTCAGACTGGGGGTTGGATTTTAAATTTTTAGGTGATAATAATATAGACGAAGAATGGAAAGGGATGCCTGAGTTTGAACAAGAAAACCTAAACCCAAAAAAACAAATTATAGTCTCCTTTGCTAATGATAAGGATAGGGTGGAATTTTCTAAACTAATTAATCAAAAGATTACAGAAAAAACAAAATCAATATGGTTTCCGCAACAAGAAATAGATAGTGTAAAAGATCTAAACTATTAATAATGAAGTATATTTTATTTTGGAGTACATACGATAAAGAAAAAGACAGATCAATAAAAAACTGGAAAACTAAAGATATTGAACTATCACCATTTCATAAGCTTACTTTAGCCTCTTATATTAAACATGGTTTAGATGTTAATTTATACACGTATCAAAATATAAATTCACCTAATATTCCTAAAGGTATTAATCTTTTTGATGCTGATGAGTTACTTCCAAGAATAGAAGCATTTAACGCTTTAGAGCAAGATCATAGTATTGCTATAGTTTCTGATTGTGTTAGAATAAATGCAGCATGTAAATTAAATGGAATTATAATTGATATGGATGCTATTATATTAAAACCCTTTCCAGAGATAGGATCTTTTTACAGTTCTATGCCGGCTAAAAGAACAGGGGGCTTTGCTCCAAAATGGGGATCAGCTCACCCACCAATGAAAGTTTGGGATAATAGCTGGGATGGTAAAGCATTAACTGCGTTTCCTGTAAAAGTTGGTAACTCTAACAGAGATAACATGGAAAAATTAGCAAGACATATTAGAATCATGTTAAACAATCCACCTAAGAAGAGTGATTGGACATCTATTCTTTGGACTATTAAAAAATTTATTAATCATGATAATGAAGCTGAAGTATATTCACCTATATATAATTGCCCTGTCCCCTCTTGGTTACACAAAGGTAAATGCTATAGTTTAGAATCACCTTCAAGATTAGATGGAAAAACACAACTTTTTGGCCATACACTTCCAAGTCATGAAGAAATATTTAATAATACTTATGTAGTACAACATTTTTTTGAGTCTGCTTTCTCAGAATCTAAAACAGTAGATGAGGATTTTTGGGCTACAGTTCCAGAAGATTGTTTTCTTGCTAAAGAAGCAAATCATATACTAGGTGATAATTGGAAAATGATATTAAATGAATCCTAATTACCCATTATACATTCCATCTAAAGGTCGTTATGAAATAAGATTAACGAGCAACTATCTGTCTTATATGAAAGTCAAGCACTATATAGTTATTGAAGAGCAGGAATATGATCTGTATTTAGAAAAAACAAAAGACAATAAATATGTAGACTTATTAATATTAGACAAAAAATATCAAGACGAATATCAAACTTTAGATGAATTAGGAGATACAAAAAGTAAAGGCCCAGGCGCAGCTAGGAATTTTGCATGGCAACATAGCATAGATAATGGCTTTGATTATCACTGGGTAATGGATGATAATATAAAGAGCTTTAGAAGAGCTAATAAAAACAGACAAATTAAAGTATCTAATGGCGCAATATTTAAAGCAATGGAAGACTTTACAAAGAGATATAGTAATGTTTATATGAGTGGCCCTAACTATTATATGTTCTTACCAAGAAAATCTAAAGTGCCACCCTTTGTTCCGAATACAAGAATCTACTCTTGTAATTTTATCAAGAACAATATACCTTATAGATGGCGAGGACGATATAATGAAGATACTATTATAAGTCTTGATATGTTAATAGCTGGGGGTTGTACTATTCAATTCAATGCTTTCTTACAAGAGAAAACAACAACACAATATATAGGGGGTGGAAATACAGGTGAATTTTATGCAAAAGAAGGTACTTACCCTAAGTCAAAGATGCTAGTGGATACATACCCTGAATATGCTAAATTAAAGCACAGATTTGGACGAATACATCACTATGTAGATTACACCTCTTTTAAAAAAAATAAGTTAATCAGAGAGCCTCATATTCATTTAAACAAAATGGATAAAATAAATGACTATGGAATGAAAATAAAAAAAGTAATATGAGTTGGGAATTGAAAGTTGGTTTATACATAGGTGTACTCTTAGGCTTTAGAGTTTATGAGCAAGAGAACTGCACTGACTATGTAGCTTACTTATTACTCTTCGATATATGTTTAACAGTTTATAAAGAATAGATATGGACAAATTTGAAATAGAAGCAATGATCAAGTATTATATGGATGTACTTGAGAGGTCAAGGAAACCAAAACACATTGAGTATGCAAATTTAATGTTAGCGTTTCATTTAGATAAATTAGAATTAGATACAGATATGGCAGACGCAGTAAAAAAATACAGCACAAATACAGCATAAAATGGGAAAAGAACACATAAAAAAACATCAGTTTAAAAAAGGCAAATCAGGGAATCCTAATGGCAGACCAAAAGGCTCACCTAATTGGAAGAAACTTTATAATAAATTACTAGAGACAGAGAGTGAAATTATGAATCCACTTACAGGGAAAGCAGAAAAAGTAACTCAATTTGAGAAAACAGTAATATCTCTCTTTAAAGAAGCTTTTAAAGGAAATGTAACAGCTCAAAAAGAAATAGTTGAAAGGGCAATGGGTAAGAATAAAGAAACTATTGATATAAATGCTGATGTACCAAACTTAGACTTTAGAAAGCTGTTTAATTTTAATGATGAGGATTGAACTTTAATGGTAAATATCAAGCCTTCTGGAATGATAGTAGATACACTATATTAACCGGAGGACGAGGCTCTGGTAAATCGTATTTTACCGGAGTTTTTTTGTTAGGCTTAACTTATGAGGCTGGTCATGTGATACTTTATACTCGATATACTTTAAGAGCAGCTAGTGTTTCCATTATACCAGAGTTTAGAGAAAAAATAGACCTATTAGGCTTACAGAATTTATATCATATTACTAGAGATGAGATAGTAAATAAAGCTAATGGTAGTAAGATAATATTTAGAGGTATTAAAACCTCATCAGGAGACCAAACAGCAAACCTTAAATCTTTACAAGGTGTAACTACTTGGTGTATGGAAGAGGCAGAAGAAATAGACGAAGACTCCTTTGATAAAATAGATCTTTCAGTAAGACAAAAGGATTTACAAAACAGGGTGATCCTTTTACTTAATCCCAGTACTAAAGAGCATTTTATATACAGTAGGTTTTATGAAGACAAAGGAGTACAAGCTGGAAGTAACTTAACCAAAGGTGATACTACATACATCCATACTACTTATTTAGATAACATAGAAAACCTCTCTGAAAGTTATATTAAACAGATTGAGGATATGAAAGCTAGAAGACCTTTAAGATATAAGTCTGTAATAGAAGGTAACTGGCTAGAGAAA